CTAAACTGAAGAAGAATTCTACCATCAAGGACACGGACATCCTATCGAGTTCGAAGTTCTTCAACAAGAAGGATATGATCCCAACCAGCGTTCCTGCGATCAATATCGCTCTTTCTGGGCGTATCAATGGCGGTCTCACTCCGGGTCTGACCGTTTGGGCTGGTCCGTCTAAGCACTTCAAGACTTCGTTCAGTCTTATGATGGCCAAGGCGTATATGGACAAGTATCCGGATGCGGTCATGCTGTTCTACGACTCGGAGTTCGGCACTCCGCAGAGCTATTTTGAGTCGTTCAAGATCGACACCAACCGAGTCCTTCACACTCCGATCACGGACATTGAGCAGATGAAGTTTGATGCCATGGCACAGCTGAACAACATCGCCCGAGGCGAACGAGTGATCGTAGTCATTGACTCTGTAGGCAACATTGCTTCTAAGAAGGAAGTTGAAGACGCTCTGAACGAGAAGTCTGTGGCTGATATGACTCGGGCAAAGCAGCTCAAGTCGTTCTTCCGTATGGTCACCCCGCACCTCAATCTTAAGGACATCCCGATGATTGTGGTCAACCATATCTATATGGAACAGGGTATGTACCCCAAGGCAATCGTCTCTGGCGGTACGGGCATCTACTATTCGGCTGACAATATCTTCATCATTGGTCGTCAGCAGGAGAAGTCCGGAACAGAGGTTGTTGGCTACAACTTCATCATCAACGTCGAAAAGTCTCGCTATGTCAAGGAAAAGAGCAAGATTCCGGTTGAAGTGACATGGGACGACGGTATCAGCAAGTGGTCGGGTCTGCTTGATATGGCTATTGAGTCTGGACATGTGATCAAGCCGAAGATCGGTTGGTATCAGAAGGTCGATCGCGAAACAGGCGAAATCTCGCCCAAGAACTATCGCGAAAAGGATACATACACCTCTGACTTCTGGCTTCCGATCATTCAGTCGTCAAGCTTCAATAAGTTCGTTGAGGATAAGTACTGCATCGGTTCGGGGGCAATGATGAGCGAAGAACAGGTTCATGACGATCTTGACGAGGAACTTGAAAGCATTGATAATGACTGACCATCTTTTTGAAAAGACTCTAGAGAAAGCTTTAGAAAAAGCGGGCGAAGCAGCCGAACTTGCATATGCTCTGTACGGGCTGCTCGGAGGCGATGACCCAGAGGATGCTGCGCAGTTGCTTGAGAAGTATGGTTACACCGACGAAAACGGCGAATGGAAATATGGAGAAGATGATGAGTAAGCCATTTCCAGCTTTATGTCGCGATTGTAAGTGGTCTCGTAAGGAAGACAATCGTGAATGGCACCTTAGATGCGTCAACCCTATTATTAATGCCAACGACTCATGGGCTTTATCTAGAGGATACGATGGATACGGGTCAGACACACAGCAAGAACGTTACAAGAGGGGATGGTTCGCTAAGTGCGGCATGAAGGGCAAGTTGTGGGAGCAAAAGAATGAAGCTTGAAGAAGTTCCATTTGAAGAGGCAATCGATGGCGAGGAATATCTTACCGAGATGAAACACGGTTGGATTTCTGGTCAATGGGACCTTGAACGTAAAACTTGCTGTGGTTATTATTGGCGCGATATTGAATGGTATCCGCACACTCTGTATAAAATTGTCAAGGACGAAGAATGAAGATTGAACAAACAATCATTAACAATTTGATCTGCAATGAAGAGTATAGCCGCAAGGCTCTGCCCTTCATTCAGCTCGACTATTTCACTACAAACACGGAGAAGCATCTATTTAAGATCGTCAATGCCTTTGTCGAGACCTACAACAAGCTTCCGACAAAGGAAGTTATGGCTGTGTCTATTGACAAGCTGAAGGGGTTGACTGAGGACGAGTATAAGGATCTTACTACCAGACTCTCTGATTTTGTAGACCTCAAGCCTGACAATGTCGACTGGCTCATTGAAGAAACTGAGAAGTATTGCCAAGATCGGGCGATCTATAATGCCATCATGGACTCTATTCAGATTATTGACAATAAGAAAAAGGACATTGGTCGAGGAGCTATCCCTGAGCTCCTGACTTCAGCTTTGTCTGTCTCGTTTGATACAAATATCGGTCACGACTTCCTTGATAATCTAGAGCAGCGATATGACGTCTTGCATAGACGGGAGACCAAGCTTCCGTTTGACATTGAGATGCTGAACAGGATCACCAAGGGCGGATTGAACCGAAAGACGTTCAACATCCTAATGGCGGCAACCGGCATCGGCAAGACTGCCTTCATGTGTCACTTTGCGGCTGGAAACCTTATGATGGGTAAGAACGTCCTCTATATCTCTATGGAAATGTCCGAAGAGCGTATCGCAGAACGTATTGACGCAAACCTTCTCGACATGCCTATGGAAGAGCTTGAAATGCTGACCAAGGAAACCTACATCAACAAGATGAAGAAGGTTCAGCAGAAAGTTTCGGGTCGCCTGATTGTCAAGGAATATCCGACATCGTCGGCTGGTTCCGCACACTTCCGTCACCTGCTGAACGAACTCAAGCTCAAGAAGAACTTCGTTCCGGATGTCGTCTATATCGACTATCTCAATATCTGTTCTTCTAGCCGAGTCAAGCTTGGCGGTTCTATGAACAGCTACGGATATGTCAAGGCGATTGCTGAGGAGTTGAGAGCTCTCGCGGTTGAGTTTAATGTTCCCATCATGTCGGCAACTCAGTATAACCGAGATGGCTACGGCAACAGCGACGTTGACCTCACGAACACCTCTGAGAGTATGGGCATCACTCACACGGCTGACTTGATCCTTGCTCTGATCAGCACTGAGGAGCTAGAAGATTCGAGCCAGATCATGATCAAGCAGCTCAAGAATCGCTACAACGACCTCGCCAAGCACCGCAGGTTCGTCGTTGGCATTGACCGAGCCAAGATGAAGCTTTACGACCTCGCGGATTCTCAACAAGAGAATGTTCACGAGTCTGGTTTCCAAAGGCAACAGGACGCAAAGCCTGACTTAGCCAAGCGGGACTTTTCCAAACTCAAGCTGGAATAATTTTAAAAAAAGTCCTTGCCTTATTTTTCAAGCTAGGGTAGTATGAATAATAAGGAATGGAGATCATCATGGAAAAGATTGCTTTCGAAACCGTCCGTAAGACCTACAACGGCAAGAGCGGCTGCGCTTGCGGCTGCAACGGAAAGTATACCATCCCCAGCCACGTCACTATCGCCGAAGCCAATGCCGAAATCGGTTATAATGGCTACAGCGATAGCGACGTCTCCGACCGTCGTTGCAAGATCGCTCTGAGCAAGATCAACAAGGCGATCGAAGAATACGGTCATCTGACTAAGCTGGATGCTTCCGGAACCTACAACGAGTATTCCGCCGATGGCGTTTGGTTCTGCCGCTGCGATTCGTTCGTTGGTATCGACATCAACGGTCGTGCCACCACGGTTTATTTCTGAAGGAATTATCTATGATCAAGTTTGTTCTCGGTATCGCACTTCTCTCGGCTACTGTTACGCAAGCTCATGCGACCAGCATCGTCTCTGATGCCGGACTTCGCATTCTGATTGCCAAGCAAGTTGCGAGGGAGGCTGCAAATCGCGATATGATTGAGGCGATCAAGGCTGCTCGCGACGTTCGGGCAGCGGTGAAGGCTGCTAAGAAGAGAAAGTAATTTCAATATGGACTTGATGGGTGTTTTCGCTTTGTTTACTTGGGGCACAACGATGCCGCCTGTGGCGGTCGTCAACCTCGATAAACTGCCGGTCGTTGCGGAAAAGTATAAGTACGTCAACTTCAAGCCAGTCATTGCGGCTGGCATTAACAAGACGTCTCACAGCTATCTTGGGTTCAGCGGGAATATTCCGTCAGAAGGTTCAATCGATTGGAATAAGAATATACAGACTCTTTGGCGGAACAAGCTTAAGATATATAACGTCTCTCCTGCGACTAAACAATCTGTGTTTAAAGTGACGTATTCGTACACCTCTCGTAGAGCAGAGGTGATGACGATTTCAAGGCATATCAATCAGCTCAATTGGCACCTCAGAGGCGTCAAGGATTCTATTGATTGGCCGAAGCTCTGCAAAGATCTTCGCGTCAAACAGTGCAGTTCTTTCAAGGCTGCAGCGATGTCTATTGATGGTAATATGCTCACGGCATATTCTATGACTGAGCTGATGCCTTATCGGGTCGGTCGTCAAAACTACGAGATGATGAATCTCTATATGCAATATGCTGGTAGAAATTATCTGGACACGATACCTTCTCTCGGTGACCGGTACCTCAGCATGGGGCGCTACCAATTCACCTCTTACGCTATCGGACACGATAGGGATGGTCCTAGGTCCGCTAACAAGGTTTCTCGCTACGCGAAGGGATACGCCATCCCTCAGTCCGTGATTGCCCTCAAGGGTCTTTCTAGCGATCGGGCTGCGTACTATTTTTCCGTCTACAACATCGCCTCGCTCTTCCGGTCTATGTCCGAGAAGCAGACGGCGACCTACAATCAGTCCTGCCGAGGGAAAGAGCCTCTGACGGAATATATCGCGACCGCCCACCACAACCCGATGATTGCCAAGCGGAATATGCTACGCTGGATCAACGATCGCTGCAAACAGCCTCTCGCAAAATACCAGACCGGCGATCTCAAGGTTTACTCTAAGAAAACCTCAGTGAATTACGCCGAGGTGCTCAAGCGGGTATAATTTTTTAAAAAAAGTCCTTGCCTTATTTTCCCATACGAGGTAGTATGAATAATAAGGAATGGAGATCAACATGACTAAGTTTGAAAAAGCTAACTTCGAATACCACGGTGGATACCTCCACTACAACACTGCCGAAGGTGAACGCAAGTTTGTTGCTCGCTTCAAGCATCGGGGTCCTGTCACCAAGGCCAAGTTCCTCAAAACTCTGATCAAGCACTACACGGTTGAAGAATATTTCAGCCGCCTTGGTGGTGCCTATAATCCTAATGGTGAAGCTCCTCTCCAGATCCTGATGAATGATAGTCTCCTGAGCTTTCACTACGGCGAAAACGGCGCTCGTAACTACTTTGTTCTTGATGGAAAGGTTCTCTAATGAGGTACGTCATCGGATTTTTCTCAAAGATCTGTTTGTTCCCGATTGCCTTGTTGATATTCCTTTTGGTTTATCCTTTGTTCATCCTCAGCCCGGAATTCAAAACTTTCAAGTTCAAGATGGAGCGTTAATAAATAACTCAAAGGAGTGAATTGCTATGAAGATTATCATTGCTGCTGTGCTAGCGTCTCTATTGGTCCCTTCGGTCGCCGTGGCTGGTCCTTACGATTATCCCGACAATCGTTGGCGTCAGCGTCACTACGACGACTATCGTTACGATCGTTTTCGCGCTCGTAACCGCAATTTCAATAACAACCGATCCGGCGGAGATTGGGTTCTCCCGTTGATTGGTGGGGTTATCCTTGGGGCTGTCATCACGAACTCAACCCAACGCAACAACGATCGTCGCATTGATGGCGACACCGTTTACCGCCAACCTGCTCCGAGGCAGTACGTTTACGATCCTCGTTGCGACTGCTATCGCTGAGGAATAGAATGCAAATTAAAGAGTGCCTCGACCAACTTCTAGCTAATCCATTGCCCGAGAGGCTTGGCGACGATCTCATCAAAACTTGCTTAGACCAAGCTCCGGAAGGGTTGGTTATGGAGTTCGGTGTGGCGTCTGGAGGATCATTCCGGGTCATCCTGAATGCAACGGACAGGCATTGCTTTGGGTTCGACTCCTTCAAGGGGTTGCCGGAAACGGTGGAAGGATGGACAGAGGGCACGTTCGCTTGCGAAGTTCCGAAATTCGAAGAGAGCAACGCTCATATCGTTATCGGATTGATTCAAGACACTCTTCCCGGATTCTTAGACAACAACGCGCCTCCGGCAGCGTTCGTTCATATTGACACGGACATTTACTCTGCTGCGAAATATATTTTCGATACTCTTTATGACAGAGGCAGAATCGTTCCTGGAACAATAATTCTTTTTGATGAGCTGTTTAATTGCGAAGCCAACAGCTACGCTGCTTGGTCTCATCACGAATATAAAGCGTTCGTCGAGTTCGGAGAAAGAACAGGATTGGGCGTAGAGTTCCTCGGCAGACGAGCAGCGAATTCCTACGCATTCAAGATTTTATAGCTTGACCTATTTTTGAATCCGGGCTAAAAGGAATATATGAAAAGCTTCAGTCAGTTCCTATACGAAAGCCCAACCACTCTCCATGCCTTCGATATGGATGAGACGATCTTCGGGCACGATCACGACAAGCTCAGGATTCACGTGGTCGATAAAAAGACCGGACGTAGGGTCAAGTCGTTGACCAACTCTCAATATAATACCAACAAGCTCGACCCGAACCACGAGTACGATTACTCCGACTTCCGCTCGGCTAACGTCTTTAAGAGGTCGGCGTACCCGATTCGCCCGATGCTGGCCAAGCTGAAGGCGATTCACCGCAATGGCGGTAAGGTTGAGATCGTCACTGCTCGTAGTGACCTCGACGACAAGGATGAGTTCGGCAAACACCTCAAGAAATACGGTGTGGACATCGATAAGATCCATGTTCGTCGTTCTGGCAATTTGAATCCTAGAGGTTCTGCTTCCGTCAATAAAGCTCAGATGATCTCCGGGTTGATCCGGCAGAGCGGATATAAAGAGGTGCATCTCTACGACGATGCTCCGGACAATCTTGATCATTTCCTGAACCTTAAAAGTCAGCATCCTGACGTGACGTTCCATGCGCATCACGTTCAGCACGACCCGAACACGGGAAGAGTCACCGTCGTCCGTAAAACCGCTTGATTTATTTCCCCATACGGGGTAGTATGAATAAGCGTTTCCTCAAAGAAGAAAGAGTTGCCTAATGTCTATGCATCTCATGTCGCATGCGTACACAACGACCAGCACCCGCAAGCGTAAGACCAAACTCTCGAACGGCAAGTATAGCCAATATTGTATGGACTGGCTCGAACACAAGAAGGATTGCAAGCGTCTCGGCATCAAGCCTAAGACCATGGACGAGTATATCGCTTACCGTCAGGGCAACTTCAAGCCTCAGCTTCGCGGCGTAGCGCCGACCGAACGATACGTTTCCGACCATCGCGAGAAGTATCCTTCGGGCGACGGTATCGGCGTGTCTTTTGCTCGTAAAGAGAACACCTACACCGGAACACTTATCAAGGGCATCGCGACGATGCATAAGAGCAATGCCGTTCCTATCATCAACGAGGAACAGGCTCACGAAGTGGCAAGGATGAGGAGAGGCTAATGAATCACGAAGTAGAAGCATTTGTAGGTGAGCTGAAGGCTCTGCGTGAAAAGGTCGCGCATTTAGATATGCTCCTTCTGCATAGTTTTGGTCCGGATAAGTTTGGCAACATCTACTTCATCTGCGGTGAAGGGGGCGAGAAGGATAAGAACAACCTACCTGAACGAATCCATATCTGCCCAGCATACGGATGTGACTGGTTTCAAATCTATGAACGCACGGATAAGAGTTTTGGTCCCGAATGGTGATAAATAGACTAGACCAGGATCACGAGGAATCGCGTCATGAACCTTCCTAAAACGACAGAAGATTATAAGTCTTTAACCAAGAAGCTGGTATTCTTGGCGGTGTTCGGCGTCACAGGTGTTGTGGCTGTCGGAACGTATCGATATGTTAAGAAACAACTGAGCCTAGACGATATTGATTGGGACGCTGTATGGAAGGACTTGAAATGAAGAAGATTATGACGTTCAAAGAGTACGATGAGTTCAACAAGGTCTCGAGCGAAGAACAATATCGTAGGAACGTAACATATTACGACCCCATGGAAGGTTGGGTCATTGATCTAAAGCGAAAGGCTAAAGACTTCAAGTCCGAATAAAGCTAAATTATACTGTGCCCTTGGCATTATAGAGGAGGCAAAACTTGATCAGCCTAACCAAAAACCAAAAAGAGATTCGTCAAAGAATCAAAAACGACATAGATAAAGAAATCGGGATGTGTGACGATCACGCCGACCTCATTCTTTTAGCCACAGTCCTGTACGACAATGCCAAAACCATCTTTACCTCATACGCCCAAGACTTCGGCGAGGACGGTCTAGAGAAGGCATTCGCTGCTTGCAAAAAAGCCAACGAGGAATAATTTTTAAAAAACTCCTTTCCTTATTTTCCGTTCTAGGGTAGTATGAATAATAAGGAATGGAAAGGAAATTTGAGATGGCTTACCCTGCAAACGTTCTCGTCGGTGACCGTGTCCGCTACGAATCCGCCGCTGGCACCATCCGTGGCGAGGTTGTCCGGATCGTCCGTGCAAAGAATGCCGCGAACGATATGATCAACTGGATCCATATCGAATACTACAACCACAAGTCGCCTTCTAAGTCCTCGATCGCGGTGCTCGGCGAGACCGCTCTCCCCATGATGAAGCTCAAGGTTATCTTCCGCGATGCGGAGAATCAAGCAGCTTGATTTTTTCCTTTCCTTATTTTTAAAAATAGGGTAGTATGAATAATAAGGTTGATTGAAAGGAAGTTTGTTATGGAAATCCAGGTTCTCTTCGCCGAGTATAACGAGCTCACCGGCGGCGTCGACATGTTCGACCACGTTGCCAACGTTAATGCCCCTGAGCACTACGACGTTGATCGTGCTCTCGAGTACGCTTTCCGTCGCCTTCAGAATATCGAAGGTTCTTGGTCCATGGGTCCGGAGTGCGTGTTTGACGGCGACGTCATCCCCAACTTCGACTATGACCCCAACGTCGTAGTGCTCAAGCCTCTGCATCGCGGCAAAGATGGTCGCGAGTGGGGTCATCGCTCTTGCGCTATGTACGACCGCATGATTGTCGACGGCAAGATCTACAAAGTCTCTGCTTTCGGCTTCGAGGAAATCGTTAATGACTGACCGGAGGAATCCGAAGCCGAAGAAGTCCAAGTGGTATAGAAAGCCACTTGCGCTTCCCGGCATCAACTTCAAGAATCACTTCTACGAAGGATTTCAGTGGCCATACACAAACCGTATGGGCACCACTTATCTTACCACAATGACAGAGGCTGGCTGGATCTGCGAATGCATGGGATTCACCAGCCATGGTCATTGTAAGCATATTAAACTCGTACACGAAAGGCTAGTAGCATGAAATTTACTATTGATCTAGATTGGGAAATGGTTGACAAGATTGTTGTGAAGCAGCTCATGTCCACCCGTCAATGCTTCCTAGAAGACCTCGGCACTAAGGCTAACGTTTTCTTTTGGGATAAGCCGGAAGAAGATGACGCCGAAATTCAGAAGCATATTGATGCGATCGATCTGCTGCTGACTTGGTACGCAACCGACGAACAACTCAAGGAGATTTACGGTGCCGAAGTATCTGGTTGATACCGTTTCTATGTTTCGTTTGAGGTACGTAATCGAAGCTGCGGAAGCAGACCACGCGCTAGATTCAGTGACGCTGAATCAAGGCGAGTTGCGAGAGTTCTCTCAAAAACATCTTGATGAAGTGGTCAGCTCTGCTCGAGAAATCGACGACGAAGAGTATCTACGTTTGTTCGACACCGACAACGATTATCTTCGCGGCTGGCCAGATGATCAGAAGTTTGAGTTCGTCAACATTGTCGAATAACAAGGACCGATCCCTTGAATATTTTCTATCTTTCTAAAGATCCTGTACAGTGCGCCGAGTGGATGGTCGACAAGCATGTCGTCAAGATGATTCTTGAGACTGCTCAGTTGCTGTCCACAGCGCATCGTGTTCTCGATGGTATGCAGGTTCAGGTCACGTACAAGACTCCTGATCAAGTGATTGATATGCCGTTCGAAGGCA